CGTCCGCGCCCGACGATTTCGACGGCTTGGTAAAAGCCGGTGTCATCGGCCTGGTACGCACCGGCCCAGCGCAGCTGTACCGCGCCTACCGATGTGGCACCGAACTGGCGCAACGCACTGCGCAGATAGCCGCCCGCGGCGAACGACAACTCGAGCGCTTCACCACCCATGTCCACCTTCACCGATGCATCCAGGCCACCGGGGCGGATCTCGTCCATTTTGCGGGCGAGCTTGGGCAGCGTAAGGCTGTTGATCTGGCCGATAAACGATTCGCCATTCTGGAAGGTGTCGAAGTTCTTGAGCTTTCGGGGTAATCCCATGGTGGTTATCCTCGATATGTCATGGGGAAGCCGGGGCTTGCCGGCGGCAGTCGCCGCCGGCAAGTTTTAGGCGTTGTTGGTGGTGGTGATCGCGGTCATCAGGTCCGCGATGTAGGTGTCGGTGAAGGTCTGCCGCAGAGTGAGGTCTTCCATCGGCGGCACCGGCGTGAAGTCGTAGGACAGTTTCAGCTTGCCCACCTTCACGTTGCTCTTGTCGTTGAGGCCCGGATCGAACCAGCAGCGCGCGCCGAGCAGATAACCTTCCCGTACCAGGGCGCGCAGCTTCGCGTTGATCGCTTCGATCAGGTCGCGCACCAGGCTCGCGTGCATGGGCTTGTCGCTGTACTCGAACACGCCCTCGCCGATGGTGGCGGCCACCACCTGTGCGGTGCGCGTGTAGCTCTCGAACAGGTACTCGCCGTTATCGCAGGTGCGCGAGCCCCAGAAGCGGAAGCCGTTGCGGTTGATCAGCGTGGTGATGCCGGCTTCGTTCAAGAGATCCGCATCGGTGCTTTCGGTGAGGTAGTCGAAGTACACGTCCGCGCTGAGGCCGTTGACGCCGCTCACCGGGACATTGGAAAGCACCTTGTGCCAGCCGGTGGTCTGGTCGATCGCCGCACGCAAGCCCAGCGCGATGGCGATCGTTTGCGCCAGCGCGGTGGTCTTCGTGCCGATATCGAACGCGGTGAAATCCGGCCAGATCAGCATCAGCTCGCGCGCGCTGAATTTCTTCCGATAGGCGAGTGCCTCGGTCATCGTTTTGCAGCCGTGGCAGGCCACATAGGCAAAGGCGCCCAGGCGTTTGCTGAGGATCGCAATCTGCTGCGCCACGTCTTCGGTATCCAGGCCCGGTGCGCCAATCAGGCGCGGACGAAGGCCCACGCGCTGTTCGGCCGTCAGCAGCGCCTGCAGGCCGGTATAGCGGCCCTGCACGTTGGTGGTGCCGATCACGTTCGCGGTGGTGGTGTTCTCATCGTCGCCTTCGGCCACGCGCACGACGATGACCGGACAGCGCACCTGGTTGTCGATGGCCTGCAGCGCTTTGGCGAGCGTGCCCTTGATGCCGGCGGCGGCGATGCCGTTCTTGGCCTGCGTCAGCAACACCGGCGTGTCCAGGGGAAACACGTTGGCGTCGGCATCCATCGCGGTGACAACGATGCCGATGACGGCGGTCGAGGCGGTGGTGAAGGTGAGCGGCGCATCGGTGGTTTCCTCGATACGCGCGCCGTGGTGGTAAGCGGTGGACATGGTCAGGCCTCGCTGAGAGTGGAAGTGATTGCGTCGGCGGCGGGTGGTGCATTCAGCGCATCCGCGGGTAGTTCAACGCCCAGTTCCGTGATGACGTGCTGCGCGCCATCGGCTGTCCAGTAGGTGACGCCACGGTAATCGGGCACGAGATCCCAGGCCGCGTGTTGCGCGTTCCAGCACGGCGCCTGGTGCGCGTCCGCGTGCGGCGGTGCGATCACCGTCAACGCATCCGGCAGCGGTTCGCCCGGTGGCGGATTGGCCGCGCGCTGGGCGGTGGCTTTGAACCACACCGGCGTGCGGCTGTAGTCGGGCTCTTGACGCCAGGCGCGCGCGTTGTGGTCCCACACGTTCATTAGCGGCGCGTCACTACTGAGGATCGGCGGCGCGTCGGCGGTGACGCCCTCGGGTAGTACATCGCCCAGCGCGAGCGTGTTCGGTACCGGACGACATGTCGCGGTCTCCCACAGCATCACGCGGCGAAAATCCGGGACGATCTCCCATGCAGCGCCGTCCTCATGAAGCCGTGCCCGCGCGTGGGCGCCGACATCGATCGGAGGTGCAATCGCCACCACGTTGCGCGGCAAGTAGTAGGTGCCTTCCAAGGGCGAGAGAAACACCTCCACTGTGCCCAGCAGTTCGCGTGTGGTGTCGTCGAAGCTGTACGCGTGCGTGGCGTGGGGAAGCTCGAGCGGATCGGAATCGGACATGCATGGCCTGCTCAGTAAGCGATGAAATGGAACATGTGCGTACCGGCGGCGAGGTTGTCGCTGCCGCCGGCCGCGGCGATGGTGAGCGTGTGGCTGTGGCTGCCGCCGTTGGCGAGCGATAGGCCGTGCGTGTGATCACCCACCGCCGCGATCGAGATGGTGTGCGAGTGCGCGCCGGCGCCGTTCATGCCGATGTTGTGGCCGTGGTTGCCTTGCCAGTCGGTACCAAAGTTGTGCGCGTGATTACCCGCGTCGTTGGTTTGCCGCTGCATGTTGCGAAACGCGGGACCGCCACCGCCGACATAGTTGGAGCCGGTGCCATCGCCGAACAGGCTGTTGAGCGTCACGTGCGAGTGCTGACCCTGCGCATCGGTCGAACCGCTGTGCGCGTGATTGCCTTGACCATCGGTCCAGGCGCCGTGCGCGTGATCACCGACCCCGCTCGCGCTGGCCCCGTGGCTGTGGCTGCCGCCCGCCGTGAGCGTCACGGTGTGGCCGTGATCGCCGGCCGTCGCCGCCGTTGCGCCGTGCGTGTGCGTGAGCAGCGCACCGGCACTGTACGTGCCGATCTTGCTGGCATCGACGGTGGCCTTGATCACCGTGCCTTCGCCGAGCCGTGGCACGTTGAAGGTGGTCACGCCATCGCCCGCACCGTAGGTGGTCCCGATGGCCGCGAAGAGGTCGGCGTACTGCGTGCGGGAGATCGCCGCGCCATTGCACAGCAGCGTATAGGGCGGAGCCTGCTGCCCGGCGATGACAATGATCTGGCCCGGCACGTAGCGCGCGCGTGCCTCCAGCTTCGCCGCGAGCAGGGCGGCCAGGCCGGTGACGTCGTCCATCGCGTGCGTGTGCTTGGATGGCGGGAAGGTGGGGCCGATGGCATTGAGGAAGTCGGCGCTGGTGGCGATCGCCAACAGGCGCTTGACGTAATCGGTCGGCGCATTCGGTCCGAACCGTGCGTTGAGCGCGGCGAGCAGAGTGGCCGGCACGAGCGCTTTCTGCGTATCACGTCCCGTCTTGGCGTCTTCGTCCGTGGCGAGCTTCACCACGCCGAGCGTGTCCGTGGTCGCGGCCGGATTCATGAACGTGGTATCGCCGAACACGATCTGGCTGGCCGACACCGCAGCGAATTGCACATCGCACGCGAGCAGCATCACCGCGCCGGCGGATTTCTCGACGATCACGTCCGCCTGGCCGTAGGACGCAAATAATGTGCCGTCGGCGAGATAAAAGCCGAAGCCGCGCACGGTGTAGACGTCTTTGCTCGCGTCGCTGATCGTGACGTGGATCGTGTCCGCCGCGGTGGCACCGCCGGCGATCGAGACGATGCGTTTGATTTCGTCGGGAACCGCTTGGCCCGACGTAAACGCGGTGGCGGTGACGGTGGCATACGCGATGCGCACAGCGTTGCTGCCATCGCCCTGCGCGTTGCGCAGCGCGGCGCGGCCGGCATCGGTGACGGCGAAGATCAAAGCGGCCACGTTAAACGGCTCCCGCGAATTGAAGGTGCGCATACGCGATCGCGCGGCCGGTGGCGAGCATGCCGATGCTCGCGCGGGCGTTGAGCCCCTGGGTAAAGGTGAAGTGATCGCGCGCGGATTTCGTGCGGCTCACTTCGGCGATCACGTCATCGACAAACGCCGCGGAGGTGTCCTGCTCGCCATCCGTCAGTGTCAGCGTCAGTTGGAAGGTGTACGGTTCGCCTTCGGGTTCCTGGTCGAACCATGGACGCACGACGACATGACCGCCGAACGAGGCGACGACGTCTTCCACCGACTGCGCGGTGCCTTGCCGACGCGCAATGGCGAGTGCATGGCGTACGCGTGAGCGTTTGATGGCTTCGGACCAATACGGCTTCCAGCTGCGCACGCCGAGCGACCAGGCGAGCCATGGCAGGAACGTCGCCGGGATGGTGTCCGGGTTGGCGAGCGTGGCCAGCGATGTCTCGAAGCGGAGCATGTCCACGCACACTTGCGCGAACGCGCGCTCCATCGGCGTGGCGTTCGGAGGAAGCAGGCTATTCACCGACGCCTCCCGGCGTGATCAGCACGCTCGTGCAGTAGGCCGCCTCGGTATCGCTTACAGCGAGCGTGGCGTTCGGCGTTAAATCCAGAACATCTTCGACACCGGGCACCTTGAGCGCGGCATACAACCCCGAGAGCGTGATGTTGCGTCCGATGCGGCGCGAATCGGTGAGGTACTTAGCCAGGCTGTCTTTGGCCGTCGTCAGCACGACGTCGGCGTCCGGGCCGGCGAAGAACGCGAGGCGTGCCGCCACGCTAAACGGACGAATGGTTACCGCCTGCACGATCACCTTGTCGGTCAGCAGGCGCCGCGTCTTCACCGTGATGTAGTCGGTGACGGTTTGCAGCAGGGCGGGCGAGGGCGTGCCATCGCCGTCGCGCGCCATGACGGACACCACCACCGTGCCCGGCGTAGGGCTCGTGACCTTGGCATCGAGCACTTGGCCGGAGGCACTGCGCGCCAGGAATTCGTAGGCGTCGGCGGGGCCGGCGGTCGAGTAGCCGGTGGGCGCGAGCTGGCAACGATACAAGAGATCGTCGTCCGATTCCCACACCGCCTCGATGGCTTGTTCGGGCACGGCCGGACGAATGAGCAGGCGTTGCACGCCCAGGCTCGCCGCCCAGTTATCGAGGTCTTTGCCGCGCGCGGTCGGCAGAAAGCACGCGCGCGCATCGTCGTTTTTCTTCTGGCGTTCCTGCAGCACGATGTACGCCAGCACTTGCAGGCTTTTGCGGATCGGGTCCGATTCCACCGTGGCGGTATAGGCCGGCCACAGCTGCGTCATGCGGCGTTCGGCCATCGCGAGGAGCGCCTCGTAGTCGAGCGCTTCGACGACGTCCGGCAGCGGCAGCTGATT